CAAGGCCAATTGCTCACTGGTCAAAAACGAAGATCTGAATTCACAGTGGGGTTATGCGTTGGAATGCGAAGTGATGGAAATTGCAGAGCTTCGCCAGTCCGAGGCCAAAGACCGCCGCGCATTGGAAAACACCCTCAAGCCCATCATCGCAGCGCCCCCTGAGCTTCTCATGGTCAACCGTAAGGGCTTGCACCCTTACATGGCCTTGAACCGTGTTTTTGTGATCGCCTTCTCAAATGAGCGTGTCGCCATTTCACTTCCCAGCGAAGACCGCCGGTGGTTCGTCATTTGGTGCTCGGCCCCTAAACTGTCAGAAGCTCACGCAGTAAGCCTGTGGAACTGGTACCAGCATCGGGGTGGCTTTGAGGCCGTCGCCCATTACCTTCACACCCGCGACGTGTCAAGCTGGAACCCCAGCGCGCCGCCCCCCATGACTGAGGCCAAGGCCATCATGGTCGAGCACGGTATGAGCACGGCCGAGAGCTTCCTAGTCGACCAAATGCGTCGCCGTGTCGGTGAATTCTCCCGTGGGGCCATCGCCTCCCCCTTTCACGGTGTCTGCGACCGTTTGCAGGGTATGGCACCTACTGGGGTCAAGATAGTGCAGGCCGCATTGCTTCACGCGCTCAAAGAGGCCAATTGGGTCGACATGGGCCGCGTCGCGTCGCGTACGCATGGCACCAAAAAGCATATATTTTGCGCCCCTGAGCATGCGCGCGCCAGCAAATCAGATCTGCGCGACATGGTCGAAGGGTAAAAAAAAAGGGCCCCTGTTAAGGGGCCCGTGAGGGTTTTGGCAACTGCTATAAACCAAGCAGCAGGGCCAGTATAGCAGCGATTAACGCAGCAATAATCACCGTCATACAAGCCCCTTATATTCGGCCCATTCGGCCGGTGTCATTTCTTGAGGGCCTGGTGTCGGTGTGGCCAACTGCGACCCGTTTGGCTGCCTGGTGTGCACCACCACGCGGCCGGTGGCCAGCGTTACCGGTGGCGCCGGTGGTGTCCAAGGGGCCAGCGCTTGTTTAAATATCGGATGCATGGTCGACCTCCCACATACTATCCTCACCCACTGGGGCCAGGCATGGTTCCGCGCGCAGTGGCTGCCAGTCCCAGGGCATAATTTTAGAATTCAACTTCTCATATGCGGCCACATATTCGGCCGTCGACGTTTCGGCCCAGTATGGTGGATATAAGCGCTTTTCGGCCCCTTTAGACTTCACCCGCTTATGCTTACCGGTGCACTTAGCATGCGCGGCCATGATGTCCGTGCGATCATCGCGTACGGTATAACGTGTTTTTCCAATTGTGATAACTCTCATGGTTTCCCCTTATTTAATTAAAACGTCGAAATATTCCAAGGCCAGCGCGCAAAGCGCGGCCGCGATCACCAAAGCAGCAAAATAATCTTTCATAGGTTCCCCAAAAAGTGGCCATCATCATCAAATACCGCGACGTAAAAGCCACGCGCGGCCGCGTGTACTTCATACCGCCATGCGTCGCGGTCTTGGTTAGTTAATTCGTCGGCCAGTGCTTGGGCCGCTGCTTTTGTTTTGTAGTACGTCATGAGCAGCACCCGCAGCATGGCGCGTCGATACATCGGCCGTTTTTGTTTTGGTAGTATTCGTGGCCACCGATGCGGAAAACGTCGGAAATGTACCGGCCGCGTGGCCGATCATCTTCGTCGGTATGCCATGCCTTACGCGTGGCCGTGTCGAAATGTATTTCATCTCCGGGCCGTATGGGCGCGCCCGTGCGCGCGTCGATACCCTTATATTTTGCGATCATTGTTTTAATAGTCATAAACCACCCCATTCGACATAATTTTGGTCAAATTACCCGCTGGCACGTAACGCACGGTGCCACCGTTTTCGTGTGGTGCCCACGTGCCCGCGAAGTCAACGGCCACCACCGGGCCGTCAACGGCCACCACATGGCCGCGCGCGTCGGCCGTGGGTTTATCGTGGCCTAAGCGCTTTACCACGTGGCGCGCAAATGCCACGTTATCACCGACGTTAAATTTTAGTTTTTGCATGGTTTACCCTTCGTGTAGTTGATTGACGCAAATACGCGCCCATATGCGGCCGGTGTGGCCGCATACAGTCGAGCATTAAACCGTGGCCAGCTTGATCACGCGCCGCGCGTGGCCGGTGGCATGGTCCGCAATAACGATATCGCGCGCGTTAATCGACGTGCCCGAGCAGAGCGTACATTTCGCGCACGTAGCGCGCGCGCCTGCTTCTTTGCTGGCAGGACATGAAGCTTCACCGGCCTGTACGTCAACACCGATCGACACGCGAAAAACCCGCATGCCGAGCAGGTTAGCGCGCGCGGCCTGGTCGATATTGTCCGCGCTGGCCATGACCAGGGGCGCCCACGCGGCCACGTCAAAATCAGAGCGCGCCCATTGATGTGTATACCCACGGTGCCCGGCCGCGTATCGTGTGATTTTGGCCCACATGGCCACCGGCGCAGCAAAGGGATCCCCATACGTACCCAAGCGGATTATTTTGCCTGCCAGCGCGCGCGCGATCGTGGCCGGATCGGCCTTCACGTATCGGCCACGTTTATATGCTTCATAAACCGATCGCACGGACCGGCCCACGTTGACATAGCATGGTGGTTCGTCACTTTCACCGGTTTTAATAAGATATGGCCGGTGGCCACAATCCCCACATATTGATTCATCCGCGCCGGTGTTGAGCGCGTCGATCGGCGCGATATCGGACCGTAAAATAAAGCTTTGCACAATGGCGCCGGTTTTGACGTTTTCGGATCCGTCGATTTTATTGATGATAACGACGATCGGCGCGCCATCGATAACGCTCGGGCCTTCATACGCGATATATCCTAGAATTTTTGTCATGGTTTTACTTTCGTTTAGGTTAGTTGATTTTGGTGGCCCGGCTGCGCGCCGGGCCGGGGTTTAGATTTTGAATTCGATACGTTCATTTAAACGATTGACGCGGGCAAAGTCTAAAAGCTCGGCGCGTGTGTTGCGGCCGCGCGTGCTGCGGATCAACGTGGCCAGCGAGCGCGCGGCCATACCGCGCAGATTAGATTCGTCCAAGTAACCGATAATTTTTAGCAATTCGCGTGTCTCTGATTTGGTCATGATGTACTTTCGTTTAGTTGATTGTGTGGGCAATATCGCGCGCACAAATAGAATGTAAGGCATTTCCTTGCACTTGTCAACAATTATTTTATAGGTGTTTACCCTATTCGGTGTGGGCAAGTTGGGCAAGTTGTGGGCAGTTTACACGGCCGCGAAATGACCCACGGAAAAGCCTTGTATCCATTGGATTTTTTACTATTTGTGGGTCATATTGTCATTGGTTTTATTTGAGACAATCAAAAAATATATGTAATACTTATTAGCTAATAATTAGGTATGGCATCACGTTTAGCCAGCGACTGAAACCATATGACAATATTGCCTACATTGCCTACATTATGTTTTTGATAAGTGTATGGCCATAGGTTAGTGGCTACTAACATAGCTAAGTTAGCACTCACTAACATAGCTAAGTTAGTGTGCACTCACTTCGCCAGGTTAAGTTAGTGTGCACTCACTTCGATTAAGTTAGTAGTCACTAACTTAGTGATGTTAGTTAGCACTCACTAACTTACGGGCTGTAAGGATTTTGTAAGAATTCCTAGGAGGGGGTGGCAGGGCCGACGACAGGGCCAGACGGTGGCGAAGGGTTTACGAACAATTTTTTTTTTATTTTTTAAATTGCCCACATGGCCTACAATTCGCACATGTTTCACAGTCTTCCATTTGAGCCGCGCAAGGTTGTTGCAACCGAAGCGCGGTTAAATAAAATCTACGAAGCTGCCAAGCTTGGCCTCAAAGGCGACGCGCTGGCGCTGGCCTCCGGCATGTTGCCGACCGAGTACCGCCAACTGTGTGAGTTAGACCCCATAGCAGACATGGCGGCGCTTAAGGGAAAAGCTGACGGCGAGTTGGAAATGTCGATGTGCTTGCACAAAGCGGCCAAAGAAGGCGACGCCAAAGCGGCGCTGGCAATCCTGCAACACTCGCACGGCTGGGTGGCCAAGCAGTCGATCAGCATTGACGTCGACCAGCGCATCTCAATCCTGGGTGCGTTGCGCCAAGCAGAGTCACGCGTCATTGACGTATTGGCCCATGAACCGAGTCCAACCTTAAAGCAAGAAACAAATGCAGAGCACCATCTACAGCGCTGAAGATGAACAGGAACTGATGGCTAGACTGTGGAGTCCACAGATCAAAGACAATCCGCTGGCGTTTGTGATGCTCACTTTTCCGTGGGGCGTCAAGGGTACGCCGCTGGAAAACTTCTCCGGCCCGCGCAAATGGCAGCGCGAGGTGTTGCTGGATATTGCGGAGCACATCAAGCGCAACCAAGGCAAGATGGATTTTGGCGTATTGCAAGAAGCCATATCGTCTGGTCGTGGTATTGGCAAGTCGGCGTTGGTCAGTTGGCTGGTGATCTGGATGATGACCACGCGGATTGGCTCGACGACCATTGTGTCGGCCAACTCAGAGAGCCAGCTACGCAGTATCACCTGGGCCGAGATCACAAAGTGGCTGGCGATGGCGCTTAACTCGCACTGGTTTGAAGTGTCGGCCACCAGGGTGATGCCAGCCAAGTGGCTGACTGAGCTAGTCGAGCGGGATTTGAAAAAAGGCACACGCTACTGGGGCGTTGAGGGACGGCTGTGGTCAGCGGAAAACCCCGACGCGTACGCTGGCGTACACAACTTTGACGGTGTGATGGTGATTTTTGACGAGGCGTCTGGTATTGACGACTCAATTTGGGCGGTGACTGGTGGCTTTTTTACGGAAAACACGCCAAATCGCTTTTGGATGGCTTTTAGCAACCCGCGTCGCAACACGGGGTATTTTTACGAGGCTTTCCACAGCAAACGGGATTTTTGGACAACCCGCGTGGTGGACGCCCGCACGGTAGAGGGCACCGACAAAGCGGTATATCAGCGCATTATTGACGAATATGGGCCAGACTCAGCGCAGGCGCACGTCGAGGTGTACGGTCAGTTTCCCAACGCGGGGGATGATCAGTTCATTGCGGCTAACTTAGTGGACGACGCTATGGCCAGGGCGAAATACCAGGATCTGAGCGCGCCGATTGTGATCGGCGTAGACCCCGCACGGTTTGGTGCGGACGCGACAGTCATAGCTGTCAGGCAAGGGCGCGATATTGTCAAGATAATGCGGCATCGGGGCGACGACACCATGACGGTGGTGGGGTATGTGATCGAAGCAATTGAGGAATTCAAGCCCACGCTGGTGGTTATCGACGAAGGTGGGCTGGGGGCAGGGATTGTCGACCGTTTAAAAGAGCAGCGGTACAAGATCAAGGGCGTGAACTTTGGCAATAAGTCCAAAAACCCAATTATGTACGGTAATATGCGGGCGCAAATGTGGGGGGACATGCGGGAATGGCT